GATGATGACCACAAGAATCAAGCAGCAGCGTGGAAGCTCTGCATGGACAGGTTGTTGCCTGTTAGTTATTTTGAGAAGGATAAGGCCAGCGGAGGCAAGAGTGCCATCAACATCTCCATTACAGGTGTTGGCGGTGAGACTACAGTGATCTCTGGCGGCGAAGAACCCATTGAAGGGGACTATACAGATGTATGATATAAATCAAGACTTAGACTATTTTACTAAGGAAGAGTTTGCTTGTCAGTACACTGGCGAGAATGAGATTAGTGACAGGCTGTTGCTGAAGTTAGATTTGTTACGTGCTAGATGTGGTTTCCCCTTCGTTATTACAAGTGGCTACAGATCAGTAGACCACCCCATAGAAGCAAAGAAGGAGACACCCGGAACTCATGCCCAAGGCATCGCAGCAGATATTAAAGTCAATGACGGTACACAACGGTTTAGGATTGTTCAAGAGGCTATCTCGATGGGCTTTTCAGGAGTTGGAGTTGCTAGTAGCTTTGTGCATGTTGACATCCGCGACCTTGACGGTAATGAGTCTCCTGTAATGTGGACGTACTAAGAGGATATAAGAATGGCAGCAGGAATAGGTAAAGCACTAGCTCAGGGTCTTACTCGTAGCATGGCTAAAGGTGTAGGTCAGTCAGCCAGTAAAGCTAAAACAAAAGCAGCAGTTAAAGCCGCAACTAAAATTAAATCTTTAGAGAATGTCAGACAGGGTTCCATTATTGAAGCCCAAAAAGCTAAAGAAAAAATTAGTAAAAAGCAAGGGTTTAAACAGGCGCTCAAAGAAGCTAAAGCTAAAAAACAAAAAAGTTTTACTTATGACGGTATGCGTTTTATAGTTGCTAACTATTAATGACTATTAAGTATATCCATGTCAATCAGCACATCATACGCTCTAACAAGAAGAACAATGCTAACGATCCTGTGTTGACTATCAAAGAAGGTAAGAAGAACACATACGCCCATACAGTACAGATACACGGGCCTAGCACAGTTATCTATGGTGGCAACGATAAGCCTGTGTTGTCCTGTGGTGCTAGAGTTGTTATCAAGACTGAAGCGGAACTAACTTATGACTAACGAAGAAAAAGCACTTAAAATATCTCGACAAACAGGACTAGACTATAATAATGTCTTGCAAGGTTTGCAGATGGCAGACGTAGAGTTTCAGATGGCTATTGCTCCTTACTCAGGATACGAAGGCCCTATTGACCCTAGTATTGCTCGTTATCATTCTTTACCTAAAGGTGCTCAGTCAGGTCTGTTAGGGTTTGCAACTTCTCCAGACGCTCCAAATCATTATATATCAGCGGGTGTGCTAAACGGTGATGACCTTCTTATTCCGGCAGAGCCTGGGACAGTTAACGTAGTAGGCGCTAGAGGAGCTACTCCTGCTACATGGGCGCACGAGTATAGCCATCAGTTAGAAAAAGACAGAAGCCTTTATAAACAAGCAAAGGCTGGTGATAAGATAGATATAGACGCTTTAGAAGCTTATATAAAGTTTGGCTCAGGTAACGCACAAGAAGTAAATCAGCGGTTTTTAGACCTAAGAGGTGCTCAAAACATGGATGATGTTTTTTCTGCTGTTGACTATATAGCAAACGAAGAGCTTCGCAGACTAGAGAGACAAATAGACAGAGCTTTTGAGGAAGACGATGTTGAAACAGCTCGTGAACTCTTTGACAAAACTACTTACCTTGTAGAAGATATTATTAATAACCCTACTGAAGAAAGCGTAAAAGATTATATTAAAACAACTTTAAGCGATGTAAATAAAGAGTACGATAAGATAGGATCGTTTAAATCTAACTTGTTTAAAAAGCTTGTGAACGACAACGAACAAAGAGCTAAAACAGCTAAGACGTTTAAGGAATCCCTTGACTGATCTTAATGTCTCGCTATTACCTTGGCAGCAGGAAGTCTGGGAAGACGACACACGCTTTAAAGTAGTGGCTGCGGGTAGACGTACAGGTAAGAGTAGACTAGCTGCTTGGCGATTAATCATCAGTGCGTTGTCCGACAAGAAAGGTCAGGTGTTCTACGTTGCCCCTACACAGGGTCAGGCTAGAGACATTATGTGGCAGTTGCTGTTGGAGCTAGCACACAATGTTATCTCTACAGCTCACGTTAACAACCTACAGATTAAGCTGATCAATGGCTGCACCATCTCTCTAAAGGGTGCTGATAGACCAGAGACCATGCGTGGTGTTAGTCTAAAGTTCCTGTGTATGGACGAGTACGCAGACATGAAGCCAGAGGTGTGGGAGCAAATCCTACGTCCTGCATTGGCGGATCAGAAGGGTGATGCGCTCTTTATTGGTACACCTATGGGTCGTAACCACTTCTACGATCTATACCAGTACGCTAGTATCTCTGAAGACCCTACGTTCAAGGGGTATCACTTTACTAGCTACGATAACCCGTTACTTGATCCTGAAGAGATTGAAGCAGCTAAAGGCTCTATGTCAGCCTTCTCTTTCCGTCAGGAGTTTATGGCATCCTTCGAGGCGCACGGCAGTGAACTCTTTAAAGAAGAAGATGTTAGATTTAGTGAGGAAGAACCTACTGATGGTAATTATTACATTGCTGTCGATTTGGCAGGATTTGCAGATGTACAAAAAGTCACGACTAAAACCAAACGACTTGACCAGACGGCAATTGCTGTGGTTAAAGCGGGCGTCGAAGGCTGGTGGGTTGCTAATATCATACATGGCCGTTGGGGCGTCGAAGAGACTGCCAGACGAATCTTTGAAGCAGTCAGAGACTACCAACCAGTCGCAGTAGGTATTGAGAAGGGTGCGTTAAAGAACGCTGTCTACCCCTACCTGAACGACATAATGAAGAAGAACCAAAGATTCTTTAGAATAGAAGAGCTAACACACGGCAACAAGAAGAAGACAGACAGGATCGTGTGGGCGCTACAAGGCCGTTTAGAACACGGTAACTTAGTATTAAACAAGGGTAAGTGGAATGCTCAGTTCCTAGACGAGTTGTTTCAGTTCCCTAACCAATTAGTCCACGACGACTTGATAGATGCTCTTGCATACATAGACCAGTTAGCTAAGGTTTCGTATGCTTTTGACTATGAAGAAGAGGACTACCAATTTTTAGACAAATACGCAGGCTATTAATTATGGAACTAGAAGGCAACGACAACTTCACGCTAGAGCAGGACATTGAAGGCTGGGTAATGGATAAGTGCGATAGCTGGCGCGATCATTACGAAGCTAACTATTCACAACGCTTTGACGAATACTATCGACTGTGGCGTGGTCAGTGGTCATCAGAAGACCAGACTCGTCAGTCAGAACGCTCTAAGATTATATCTCCTGCACTACAACAGGCTGTAGAGTCATCTGTAGCAGAGCTAGAGGAAGCTACCTTTGGTCGTGGTAAGTGGTTCGACATCAAAGACGATGTACGTGATCAGAACCCTGCTGACATTGCAGCCTTACGCAGTTACTTGGAAGAAGACTTTGCAAAGAATAAAGTACGTAAGAACGTAGCTGAGTGTCTAATCAACGCTGCTGTATTCGGTACAGGCATTGCAGAAGTTGTTATAGAAGAAGAAAAAGAGATGGCTCCTGCTACACAGCCTGTTATGGGCGGTGAGCTACAAGCAGTAGGTGTTACCATACAAGACCGCACTTGCGTTAAGCTGCGTCCTGTTATGCCGCAGAACTTCCTGATTGACCCAGTAGCTACAGACATTGACACTGCGCTGGGTTGTGCAGTAGACGAGTATGTGTCTAGCCACTTGGTTGAGCAACTGCAAGAAAAAGGTGTATATCGTGACGAGCCTTTGTCTGTTGCTGCTAGTGACTTTGATTTAGAACCTGATCAGGAACTGACTACCTTCCCTGAAGACAAGGTTAGACTGACTAAATACTACGGCCTTGTTCCTACGCACCTGCTAAAAGCAGCTATGGAAGATGCTGAAGAAGACGAAGAAGTTGTAGAGTTTGGTGGAGAAGAAGAAGAAGATACCTACTACACCGAAGCTATGGTTGTTATTGCCAATGGCGGTACTCTGCTAAAGGCTGAGAAGAACCCGTACATGATGCAGGATCGTCCTGTCGTAGCATTCCCATGGGATGTCGTTCCTAGCCGCTTCTGGGGTCGAGGAGTATGTGAGAAAGGGTATAACAGTCAGAAGGCGTTAGACGCAGAACTACGCGCTAGAATCGATGCTCTAGCACTAACCATCCACCCAATGATGGCTATGGACGCTTCTCGCATGCCTCGTGGTGCTAAACCCAGCATACAACCGGGTAAGACCATCTTAACCAACGGCAACCCTGCTGAGATTCTACAGCCATTTAACTTTGGTCAGGTTAATCAGATTACCTTTGCACAGGCTCAGTCACTACAGACTATGGTACAGACTGCCACAGGCGCTATCGACAGTGCTGGTATCTCTGGCTCTATTAACGGTGACGCTACAGCCGCTGGTGTTTCTATGTCACTGGGTGCTATTATCAAGCGCCACAAGCGTACACTAATTAACTTCCAAGACTCCTTCCTGATTCCATTCGTACAGAAGGCTGCTTACCGTTACATGCAGTTTGAACCTGAGCTGTATCCAGTAGCTGACTACAAGTTCCACACCTCTAGCTCACTAGGCATTATTGCTCGTGAGTA